CATACTATAGCAAATAATGATTGGTCAACACAATTAGAAACACAATGTACATTGGTAAAGAAAAAAGATCCAGAAGTAGATGGATCTTATCCTACAGCTTTTGAATAGGAGACGATTATGGCAAGAAAAAAACTTTTTTATCCTAAGTCACAAGTTAGTGAACCAAGAATAGCACAACCAGGAGAATTTGTTAACCCTGATGGAACTCCATATGATGGTCCAGTGCATGAAGCTAATGGCATAACATTTGCAGGGCCAGCTCCTAACAGTCCTCCAGTAGTTGGAAATACACCTGCAGAACGACAAGCAGCTGCTGATAAGCCACTACGAAAACCTCAGGTTCATGATCAACAAAAAAATGCTGGAGTTTATTGGGAAATAACAAAAGCTGAATTTGAAAGACATTATGAACCTATTCCTTTTTTACCTAGACCTACTAATAGTGATTTTCAAAATAATGCAATTCGTAGATATTTTGTACAACGAATAAATGATAGAATTAATACTATAGTAGAAATTTCATCTCGAGAATATGAAAATGTTAATGAAATAAATAAGCCAGGAATAAATGGATTATTGTATGATAAGATTACTCTAAACTGGTCATTAGATCCTGTAGATAATTATCAAGAAAATTTAAAAACTTTACGACTAATCGAATCAGATAGAAACTCTAACTTTATAGGATTAAATACATATTTAACTGATTTGCGAGAATTTGCAAAAATATCATCAACAAAATATACTGCACAAGATGATCTTTATACTAATGGAAATGAATTTAGATTACCAAATGGCAGAATATATATTGGTCCTTATCATATTCATCGTTCTCAAGGACCAATGGTTGGAGCAATACATTTGCCAGAGCCTCATGAAAAACTAACACCTATAGATTCTAGAACAATAAAATTTCTTGATAGACAAGATGAAATAAAAGAAAGGACATATCCTGATGGAGAAAAAATACCAACTGATTTACCATTAGCATATCAAAAAGGAAAAGCAAATCAGTTTTGTCATTCATGTGTTTATTTTGGTGGTGCAAATTATTGTGCTAAATGGGCTGCAAAAGTACGTAAAGGATATTGGTGCGAATCATGGAGATCTAAACAAAACACAAATCATGCATATAAAAATGATGGTCATATTCCTTTAGGATAATTAGGATATTCGAAATATTTTTATTATAATATATAAATGTTACTTCTAGAACAAGAAAATCAGTTACAACGAATTAAACGATCGTTACAATCAGGACCATCATTTTGGATACCTATGTATTCAGATCCATTCCAACATTTTATGAATAATCATATAAGTTTTATCTATATCTATTCTATATCAGAAGACTTTGATTATATTATACCCTTTCGTCATAAAGATTGCTATAACCTGAATATAGAACTTTTAAACGACCTTACAAGTCAACATGAGATATATGTATTAGCTAAGAAACGCTTTGCAAATTTTTGTTCAATAAAATGTTATGATGCAGATATGATTGCATGGTGGCAAACTCATAAGATGTTGCCATTAGATGAAACAAATACATCTGCACATGATGCTTGGAATAGATGGTGGCATAATGAAACAAATACTCATGATTGGTTGCCAATGACAAAACATATTGAAAGATGTATAGGAATGAGAAAAAAATTT